GTTATTTTTATCTTATATTCGAGTGGTTCAGAGGAACCCATTTATTTTCTTTTCTGCACCTGGTATGAATACGTATAGTAGAATCTGGAGCAAATTGTTCACCTTTATAACTCGATTCGGATTCGATACGCTTATTGCTGGAGATTATAAGAATTTCGATCAGAAGATGGCACCAAAGATTTTGGAAGCTGCATATTCGGTTATCATCGGTGTGATGACTAGTAAGATTGATGGGAAATCAAAATTTTCAGATGAAGAAAGATTGGCAGCTAAGGTTTGGGCCAGTTCATGTGCATTTCCAGATTGTGAGATTGATGGTGATTGTTATCAGGTTTGTGGAACAAATCCGTCTGGAAATACTATGACTGTTCACACGAATTGTACAGTTAATGTTTTATACATTCTATGCTTGGAGATGGACTGGTCATAGGTTGGAAATATTCTTCATTATGGTTGTGATAATGACCTATGGAGATGATAATATTGTTGGAGTGTGTGTGACTTTTAAAGTGACATTTAATTATGGCACTATTTATCCAGCTTTGTTATCTATTGGAGTTGAATATACACCGGCTGACAAATCGCTACCAACCAGCAAATGTTTTGATGCGATTGAAAGTTTACAATTTTTGAAACGAGGTTTTAGGGAAGAGAATGGGAGGCTTTTATGCCCAATTGATGTTGCTACTATTCATAAGCTAGGTATGCTTTGGGTTAAATCTAACCTAAGCGATGAAGCTCATGGATTGGCTATTTTGCGTGACATTTGGCGTGAAAGCTATCTACATGGAGGAGAATTTAAGAAACTAAACCAAGGGTATGTTGTGGAGGTGCTGAAACAGCACTACAACCAGGATATAACTATTGGGGGTTTCTTAACAGATATGGAGTATGAAAAGCAATTTGACGAGAATTCAATTCGTTATGAAGCTTTTTCTACTAAGAAATCGGAGTGTGTGAACATTTGTTCTAATACAGCACCTCCAACCTATGTGGCACAGTTACTTATCCAAGGCGTACATTCGGCTGAGGAGAGAGGGTGTCATGTAGATCCGCCTGAGGCAATCCCTCAAACGACTAATTTGGTCAAGGTTGGCGTACTACAGGATGAATCTATTGATGAGCTTTGGTCAGAGCTTTTTGATATTAAATTGACCGCCAATACAGAAATTACAACTTTTGAGGATGAGTCCTCACAACAAATTGAAACAATGGATATGGTACCTACAAAACTCTTATCGAGTATTGACAACCCTGTTTCGGAGTGGTTTAAACGACCAACTAGAATTTTGGATGTTGATTGGGATGAGTTTGTAACTCTAAATACTCAATTGCGACCACATGAGCTCTTTCTCACTAATAGGCGAATTTGGGAAAAATTGAGAGGTTTCAGCAGGATTCGAGGTGATTTGCATCTCAAATTTGTGATGAATGCGTCTCCATTTCATTATGGGGCTGTGCTCATTTCTTGGTTGCCACTAGGTGGAACCAAATCGTCCGATTGCGTGGGAGGAGCAAATCCTGATTTGATTCTGGGAGATGTGTATGGAAATGTTATGCTGGAGTCTGTGCGACCCCATGTTATGATGTTTCCTCAGGATAATTCTAGTGCCGAGATGGTGCTGAAATTCATTTATCCTAAACCATGGTTAACATTGGGCATGACTCCAGAAACTTCTGTAGAATTGGACTTGTTGGGTGTTATGACTATTCGCAGTCTTACGCCCTTAATGGTTGCCCAAGCGGCAACTGGGAACAGGTGCACAATCTCGGTTTTTGCATGGATGGAGGATCCACAACTTGCAGCACCTTCGTTTATTGCGCAGAGTAAAGTGATGAATAAGATGGCGGATATGACCCAGGACTTAACCGATATGCCGGTACTTGGCGAGGCTTTTGATGTAACATCAAAGCTTGCAAGGGCTACGGCTAGCGTTATGAAGTTAATGGGTTATTCGAATCCGGTCAACACTGCTGCTGTACATGTGGTGACTCAGAATGCTTTGCCTCATCTTTCGAGTACAGAAATTTCGGTGCCCACAACTCATTTGGGGGTGTCAGAGAGAAGTGGTCTTGGTATGGAGGCAAATGGCGTTGAAGCTGATGAATTGATTATAGCTGACATATGTTGTAAGGATGCGTTGCTTGGCGTTTATCCTTGGACTAATGCTGGCGTGGTTGGATCAGAGCTGTTTAAAGCTTATGTAACACCTGAGCTTTATCGACAGGTGCCCCTTCAATATGCAGTTGCAGTGTCGGATTACTATGGAGTGTATCAAACTCCTTGTTGTTTCGCTTCTCAATTGTTTCAATACTGGAGAGGTACAATGGTATTTACTGTAAGACTCATCGCCTCGCAATTTCACAGCGGGCGTGTTCGCATTTTCTATGATGCAGCCCAATCAGTACCCGTTCCTACAGACGAGGCAGGGGTTTACTCCCAGGTTTTGGATCTTACGGCTGAGAGGGAAGTGGAGATTCGTGTGCCTTGGAACGCTGATTTGCCTTTCCTGAAACTTAGAGGAGATGCTATGCATGCTGCAGGTACGAAGAATATTGCTACGTTCACTAGGCCTGATACACTTACGTTTACTGGAGCATATAGCCCTGATACACATAATGGTGCCTTCAGTATCCAGGTATTGAACACGTTGATGGGTCCAGTGACTTCTACTGTATATCTTATGGTTTCCGCACGGCTCGAGGACGCTGAATTCGCTGTACCGTGTGCTCTCGGATCTCAGGGTAGACTGGCAAGTGAGACTACTCAACCAATCTCTCCATTTCCTATGTATCAAGCGCAATCGAAATTTGAGGCAACACCTTGCAGGATTAGTGATTTTGATCCTAAAGATTGTATAGGCGAGCAGGTCCTCTCGTTTCGTGAGCTGTTGCATAGAAGTAATGCATATGCTACGATTACGCCGGATAGGAAAATTGCAGGGGTTGTAACTGGCACATTTCAAGAAAACTTTATCAGTTTTCCTAGAGTTCCGGTTAGTCCAGGCTTGCCATGCAAGACACAAAATATAGGTAATCCACCAACACTTTGCGTTTCAAATGGGTCACGAGCCACTTGGCATTCGGTTGCCGTGGGAGCTAACACATATGGTTATAACTTTTTGAACATGAGTCCGTATATGTATTTGAGGGGTGCGTTTACTGGAGAGAAGGGATCGCATATATATAAGATTGTATCCCCAACTGTCCCAAATTCATCTACTTCGAACCCACTGGCGCTGACTATTACTAGGAACAGACGATTGTGCACTAATCAACTTGGGATTGATACTGCTATAGCTACAGGTAATTCTGGGGTTGATGCAAAATGTGTTGCTTCCAGACCTCCTACGGAAGGGGGTCTAGTTGTTAATACATCTGCTTTCGATAATTCGATTTCAGTGTCTGTGCCGATGTACAGTCGGTTCTCTTTTATACCGACAAATGCGTTGCTGGGTGGGGCGAATTTGGATATTCAACTCATTGGATCAGGTACAGCTTTTGATCAGGAGGAGGATAATTTGACTTTATCGTTGGATTATTACTCATCCCAAAATGGAGCAACCACCAGAACTCCCCTAAGATCGTATCACTCAGTTGGAGTTGACTTTAATCTTATGGGATTCTTGAATCCGCCCGTCCTTTTTGTAGGACAAACTTGGCCAACGCCAAAACTTTAGCACTACCGCGATGGGGTAGTGCCAGTTTCTTTTGAAACTGTTTCAGATCAGAA